CAATACACTGCAGACGGTGGCGCTGGAGGATTGGAATTGTTAAACTGGTATGAAAACCATCAAGGTCCATTTTGGGTATTTTTGGCATATGATAGAAATGAAGATCAAACAAAATATAATCAAATTATCCAGATGTACTTTAAAGATTTTTCTTATTCCGTTATAAAAAGAGGTGGATTTGACTGGCGTGATTTATGGAATATTAATATAACTTTAGAAGAGGTTTAGAATGTTTAGTAATAGCGATTTAGTACAATACTTAACAGAATCTAGTGATGTATCAATTAATTCTTTAGTTCTTGCTGAATGGAATATGAATACTCCAGGAAATATTAAAAAAATAGGTAATTATAGATATAGGCCAACTGATAATTCTAGTTTATATAAAACAATTCCAAATACATTTGACCCAGAAGACATTGGAAATTATTATAATGATGCTGTTTTATCTTATGAACAAATACAAAATACATATGATACAGACGACACATTGCAAGTTTTTCAATCTGAAGATCAAAAAAGATCAATGTATTATTCTTTAGAGGATTGCACAAAACCTTTTAGGCCAAGATCTGGCATAAATAAAACAATATATTTTAACAAAAAATATATACCAAATAATACAATTTTTGGAAATAACTCTCCCAGATATTATATGTCTTCAAGGTATGATGATTTTAAATATTGGAGTTCTTACAGAAAAGAAGATGGACAAGAAAGAGGTATTGCTAAGGTTAAAATTAATAATATAAACTACATAGAAGATGCTTGTCCTTTTATAGTTTATAAAAATAGCATTCCTTGCAATAGAATTGTAATTAAAATGCAAACTAATGTTGGATATACAGATAAAGGATCTTTTACAACAATCTCTGAAACAATATCTGATCCATTTTATGGCAATAGCAATAAGACTACACCAAGCAGATTTAAAGTTCAGGTATTAAAAAATAACAATTGGATTGATATTTTAGATATAAATGAAAATAGTTTAAGAAGTGATAATTCAGATATTATAAAACCAGACGGCTATTTAGAATTATTTTATTCAAACAATGAATGGTTTTTAAAATCAGAAGTAGTAGACTATGAAACTCCATTTGTTACTGAACTATCTAGCCCACTAAGAACAACTAATATTGATGGAACATTTTATTACAATGAACTTGATTATATAGATGGAATCAGAGTTGTGGTTTTAGCAATGAATAGATTTGATTCGACATTTGACCTAATAGAATTTTCTCCAAGACTTGTTGCAAATATATCTAATAAGGTTATTGATTTTAAAATTAATAAAACCCTCTCAGATCTGTCGCAGGGCGCAATTCCAGTAGGACAACTTCTTCCCTCTACTGGAAATATAACTATTTTTGATGACGACTTTACCTTTAATGAAAATAATCAAAATAGTATTATTAAAGATTATTTAAATAAAAATATTAAATTTGTTTTTTATGAAAATATATACAATAATGATTTATCGGTCAATTATTTCGTTCCAATTAAAACATTGTATTCTGATAATTTTCCACAAACAAACGATAGTGGTGCTTCTGTATCAATTGAATTACGTGATTTTTATTTTTATTTTGAATCAAAAATTGCCCCAAGAATGCTTCTAACAGATGTATCTTTAAGTTTTGCAATCTCAACAATATTGGATGCTGTGGGTTTTACCAATTATACCTTTAAAAGAATAGGTTTAGAAAAAGATCAAATTATTCCATATTTTTTTGTTGCACCAGAACAAAGTTTAGCAGAGGTATTAAATGAGTTAGCGGTTTCTACACAAACAGCAATGTTTTTTGATGAGTACAATAATTTTACCGTAATGAGTAAAAATTATATTATGCCAGATGCTGGACAAAGACCAACTAATATAAAATTAATTGGAACAAATAATCAATCAAAAGTTGGATCAATTAAAAATATGCCAGATAGCGGGGCATTGCCAAATATTATTGCAATATCATCCCAAGATAAAAAAATATATAATGATGGAAAAATTAATTATACCTCTAGGTATATACAGAGATCTTATGGATCTTTAAGGCAAAGTGCTTTAATTGATAAAGAAAAAACATGGATATATAAGCCTGCACTGCTCTGGGAGGCTTCTGGAGATGATGCAACAAAAACAATTAATGATAAAGTTTCTAGACAATCTAATTTTATTTTATCTGCGCTGCCAATTAATTCAGATCTTGTTGGATCTGCTCCAACAGTAGTTAATAAAATTATTATAAACAATACAGTAGATGTGGGAGAAAATGTATATTGGTTAAGTAGATATAAAGGTTATTTTTATTCAAATGGAGAAATTATAAGATATGACGCAGTTCAATATAACATTACAGGAGCAGGAAATGTTTGGATTTCAAGCAATCAAGAGTATCAGGATTATTTTAGCAACTTGCCATTCAATGGAAAAATATATCCAACTGGATTAGTCCGCATATTATGTAATCCATATTATGAAGAAATAGACGGAGAGGTTAGAGTAAAAAACGGTGCTGTGCTCGAGCATGGAAGGGGTCAATTTGGAACTCCAATTGTTTATCATAGTGCAGGACTTCCAACTAGTTGGAGTAGCGATACATATTTGCGTGGCTGCAATATGAAGTCAAATTTATTATTTAATGTAAATTCTGAAATAGAATATCCGACAACAACTGCTGGTGCTGCTGGAATAAATAATACTTTGGCTAAAAAATCTTCAAGAACTGGAATTATAAAAAATTTCATGGCAAGTAATTATTTAACAGAAACAGAATTAAATAGTTTGCCATCTACACAAAGTGGTGGAGTAATTCAGTCTTCTGCCTTAGTAATGTCTGGCCCATCTTTTGAATCGACTGCATCTCCACTAGACTTTATATCTTATGTGTATAAGCCATTAAATAATTCTTTCAAACATTTTGGAACAAGAATGAGAATAATCGGTAGAGTTGAAGACAGTCAAGACAGATTGCAAACTCCTTCTGGAAGCACTACTTATTATCAATTGCCAGTTACACAGCCAAATCAAAATGCAAATATTGGCGGTGGGTCTGGAGGTCTTGGAATAATGATTAATCCAGAAACAAACAATGGATATTATTTTGAAATAGTTGCTTTAACAGAAAAAAATATTGAATCTTATATGAAAATAAGTCCAGACGGATCTACAGATATTAACTTATACAATATTGTTTTTTATAAAATTAAAAAAGACAGTTCTGGCAATGCAATACCAATTAGAATGTGGTCAGGTCTTTCAAGTATTTTAGTTGATGATGGTAGATTTACAGGACAATATAGGCTATCTGGAGATGACAAGCCAACAGTTTATGATTTATCTGTAGAGTATATAGATGTTGGAACTACAAGAAAGTTTTATTTATATATAAATAATCAAATGGTTGGAATAGTAGATGATAATGATCCATTGACAGCATATAACAATATGTGTTTATTTGTTAGAGGCTCCTCAAAATGTATGTTTGAAAATGTTTATGCATTGGGGAAAAATTATTCTCAAAATACGGTATTTGATTTAGCAGAGCCCCTATCTTCTGTTTTTGGCAATACAACTATTAACGCTCATGATTCATTTAAAAAATACGCTATGAGTGGAATAATTCAATCAACATATTTAAATGGAATTTCTGGAGTACAGCCACCAAATTATAATATTTATTACGATGAATTTGGTTCTATTTTTAGAGAAGTTGCATACTTTAACATCAAATATGATAAGGCTTTTCCAGCATTGTATGCCCAGATTTCTCCAACCCCTAGCACAATTAAAGGATATGTTGTATCTGGATTTCAAGCAGACTCGTATGGTGCAGAATTTTTAGTTTTTAATGCAACAGACTCTGCATTAAATTTAGACGAGACTAGTGGAAATTATTTAAGAATTCAAGGAATTACCTTTACACAAGACACGACATATACATTATCTGTCGATGACTATTTAAATAAAAAATCTAATTTTATTGAACAAAACAATTTAGACGATAACACAATTAGGTCTTCTTTATTTTCAGTTCAAAATTATAACTACATTAAACAGAGCAGGCTTAATCATGGCCTTAATAGTTTTTCTTTAGAAACTCCGTATATTCAAACATCTGCTGACGCAGAAAGTCTACTGGGTTGGATAATTGAAAAATCAATGAGACCTAAAAAAATGGTAGGAGCAAATATATTTTCATTACCAATATTACAATTAGGAGATATTGTTGAAATTGATTATACTAAAGATGATGTTGATGTTGTTGCTAATCCAGAAACACAGTTTGTAGTTTATAATATTGAATATATTAGAAAAAATACTGGTCCAGAAATGACAGTGTATTTGGCGGAGGTATAATATGGCTTTTGATCCAAGTAGATTTAGAAAAGGAGAAGAAAAAAGTATTACCTCGTATACCGCTACAGGAGCGTGGGATCCCAGTAGGTTTAGAAGGGGAGAAGAGCGTGATCGTCCAACAGTAGAAACAATTGTAGATAAAAAACCAATCGATATAGGATCTAATCTAACAGTATCTCCCACTCCATTAACAATGCCCCCACCACCACCTCCACCAGCAACAGTTAAAATAAAAAGTGCTACTCCAGAAATTATTTTGTGGGATGATGCTACAATTCCTGTAGAAATTTTAACTGATTTGATTTTTGAAAATATAGGTGGACAAGAGTTATTATCTTTAACTAGACATGACACTATTAATGGAGAAAATGTATCAAATCAATTAATTAAAAATTTAACATTTTTAAATCAAGAATATTCATCTAAAAGAATTTTAAGTTTACAAAATACATCTGATAAATATTTTTCAAATTTTAGTATTAAACTTGATTCTAAAATACCCTTTGAAGGTAATGGTCCCTTGGGGGGCAATATATACGTAGACACAGAAACAGGAGATATTATTATTGAATTAGTTAATTTAGAAATAGATGAAAGGCTAGAAACTCAAATAGGCATAGGTGGTACAATATATACTATAACTCTTGGGGTGACAGAATCATGATAACTAATACTGGTAAATATATTATTGCCAAATATTTATTAGGCCAAACTCCAGCATATGCCTCGTACATGGCTTTGGGATGTGGGGCAAAACCATTAGATACTAGTGAAACCCCTGCAGATTTTTCTAATAAAGAAAATCTTGAATTTGAAATGTTTCGTATTCCAATTAGTTCAAGAGGTTATGTTGTTGAAGATGGACAGTCTAAGTTAGTCCTAACTGCAGAGTTGCCAACAGAAGAAAGATATGAAATTTCTGAAGTAGGAATTTATTCTGCAGGCTCTAATCCAAATGCTGCAGCATACGACAGTAGACCAATTTTAGTTTTTTCACAAGGAGAAAATTGGCAACATGTAACTACCTCTGCAACAACAGATATTTTGAGAATTACAGAGCCTTTAGACTCTGCATTGTCTAATAATGTTATAGACACAACTTCTAAAATTTTTGAAACCAACGCAGACAATAAAATATTTTATAATCCTAATAGAGTAGACAGATACGAAAGATGTAGATACTTTAATAATATTATTGCTATAAGGGGAGACTCTTCTGTAATGACAACTTCTGGTGGTCACTTAGTAGTTGGCTCAAATCCAGAGTATATTAGGGCAACTGGAATCTCTATAGATTTTTCTAAAAATGCTCCATCAGATGAATTAAGATTGGCATTTTCTTTAATAAATAAAGACGGAGATTCTTTGTCTGTACCAGACACTGTTAAAATTATTGTAGAGTTTACAAATAGCGTAGATAATACAAAATTTGCAAAGTTTGAAACCAACATTAATAATGGAACAGGGGCTGACCAACATGATTTTATAAATAA